AGATGAAGCAAATCCTGGGATTGATTCAATGATAGTTGCTACTGAAGGAGAACATACTAAGAAGTTAGCTCCACCACGTAAAGTCTTTTGGTGAATTTTGTTACTTACTTTTTGGAATTTAGTTCCCAAAGTTTGGAACCATTGTCCTTGAGTATTGAAGAATCCTAAATCGTCAAATCCTGTTTTAGCAGCATTTAATGAACGATTGTTTTGAGCTGACCAGTACTCATCCCATGCAGAAGCATCTTGGATTAACATATCTAAGTTCTCTAAATCGATCTCTAAAGCGATGTATTCAGACATAATTGATGTTAATTCTGCTTCAGCATCTAATGATTGGTAAGCATTTAAATCCTGTGCGAATTCTGGTGTCCATTGTGCTTTCAATTTTCTTGTTTTAGCAACAATAGCTTCAGATTTCATTTGGATATTGATTTGTGGAATAGCTAATGGATCTGCAGCTGTAGATTCAGCATTAACATATCCAGCACCTGAATTGTCTTCAAAATCACCTCTGTAGTTATCAGCTGGTTGTTGGTTATACCATACTGTTGAACCTGTAGCAACTGGAATGTTTGCTGCACCTACTGCACCTGCGAAGATGAAAGAGATACTACCAGTAGTTGTTACGTTAGTGTATTGAGGTAACAATAAGTTTGACGTTCCAGTTGTCATTGTTGAACCTGAAGAGATAGCAAATGCACGAACACCTTTAAGATCTGGGCGAGTTAAAGCTGAACCAGTGATTGTTACTTTAGTATAAGATGTGAATGAAGATGATAATTCAGAAGCATAATCTAAATCAGCCCAACTTGCAGTAGCAACAACAGCAGCAACTGCAGATGCAGAGAATTGATTGATTGAGTATCCGAAACGACCAGCACCATAAAGACCACCGTTAGCATCTGCTGCAGCACCTGGGTTAGTTAAACCGTACATTGAGCTAGATCCATAAACGTCTGATGAACCACCAAATTTAAGTTGTTTATCTTGTCCATATTGGAAATCTAAGAAGAAAACTAGACCTGAAGGTAAGTTCATTGGTTGAACTGACATGAATTCTTTAGTTGATAAAGAACCAAATACTTTACGTACTAATGGTAAAGCTACACCAGCCCATTGTTCACCTTGTCCTACTTGGAAAGTAGCACCACCTTGGTTTGTTGAAGATTGCTCAACAACTAATTGTTTAGCTTGGTTTTCTAGGATCATAGACATATTGTTTTTCTCAACTTCGTTTCCTAAGCCTTCTAACAATCCTGTTTTACCCCATTTTGCGGACATTTTAGCCGCATCGCTCTGCATGTTTTTATAGCTACCTGCAGCGCTTTCTAATAATGAATTAATACTTGACATTGTTTTGTTTTGTTTTTTGTTTAATAATTAAATAATTCCAGCCAATTTACGCATTCTTGCAAATGCATCGTTTGACTCAACGATTGATGTTTTAACAGTTGGAGTATTTGTAGTTTTTGATGCTCTACCGATATTTTCTTTAATTGTATCTTTTTTAACTTTTAAACCCTCATTTAAAGTTTCAAATACCAATTTAACTTCTTTTACCGTTGTAGCTTTATCAAATGAACCTAATACTTTCACTTTTTGTCCTTCATTTAAATTTTTAGATTTAAAGATTTTATTTGTGTAAAGCAATTTAGCATTTAACAAATTAATTTCATTTAAATCACCACGAAGAGTTTCAATTGTAGAATATGCTTCATCTAATTCTTTTTGAATAGATTCAAATGTTGAAGCTTGAGCGGCACCTCTAGTTTCAGATCCTGGGATATAAACTACTTTATCACCCATGATTTTAATAGATCCGGTTCCACCATCTCTTTTAGCATCAGCTGTCAATTTATTAATTTCTTCTTCACTTGGTTCGTAGCTAGGATCTAGTTTACCTAATTTTTTACCTGCTGCTACTGTTTTTGGTAAATTGATTTTAATTAAATCTTCAACAGCACCTGATGAACCAAAACGATTTACGGCTCTAACGATTTTATCCATGAATCCTTCTTCGATTTCTTCTTCGTTCATCATGTCTTCTTCTTCGTTTACCATTTCGTTTTCGTCTTCCATTGCTGCTATTTCAGCTAAAATTTCAGCTAATTCAACATCTTCTTCCTCAGAATCCATGTCTTCAACTTCTTCACCTTCTTCTTCTTCACCTTCTTCGTCTTTCATTTTTAAAAGCTCAGGGAATTCTTCAGCGATTACGTCTTCAATCATTTTTTCTAATTCTTCTTTAGTCAACTCACCAATTGGTTCGTTTTCTTCTTCTTCTTCTTCTTCAGATTCCTCAGATTCTTCAGATTCTTCTTCGTTTAGCTCAGCTAAAAGCTCATCTAAATCAACTTCGTCCATTGTATCTTTGTCCATTACTTCTTCTAATTCTTCATCAGATTTCATTTCATCTAATTCTTCATCAGATTCCATTTCTTGTAATTTTAAAGAAAACAAATTTTTAAGTTGAGGTTCGAAAGCTTCTTCTAGAGCTGCTTTTGCGTTTGCGATAGCCATTTCTTTTACAGCTTTAGCATCAGCAATTGCTTCTTCAAGCAGATTTCTTTTTGTTGCCATTTTTCCTAAATTTATTTTTTTGTTGGGAAAGTACGTTTATTAAGAAACGTAATAGAATTTTTTTAATTGATGTCACATGGGTTGAGGGGTGACATATTCAAATAATACGTATGTTAATAAAAGTGTAAAGTCGCAGAGAATAAAAAAAGCCCTCATTTGAGGGCTAATTCCGATATATGTAGACTAAAATTTAAAATATAGGGCATGTACCTTTAGCACATAATATTTCAGTTACAATTGAATTTACTTTTGAATGTGGGTCTAAATATGTTGAACGTGATTCATTTAACAGACCATTTTTCATCCATGAATCAGGGTTAGATGGGTTAGAAACTAAATCCCAAGTTAATAATTCGAAGTCATCTTGCACCTCCATTATTTCACCAACTTGTTTTAATGAGCCCATTCCACGAGAAGAAATACCAATAATTAAACCATTTCTAACTAATGAACCCGCAATACGACCAGATGTAGTACCTAAATCTCCCATATCAGCAAAGATTTCAACTTTACCCATGATTTTATCTCCATCCCACCAAATTTCTCTAATTGCATGAGATGCATTTTTTAGATTAATTACTTGTGAATCTGGGTGGTCTAATTCACCACATGTTTCTGTTGATTTATTTGTTATTTTAGATTTAAAATTATCTATTTCACGTTCCCATAATTCTCTTGGGTAGTATCTCCCATTGCCATTTTTAACTTCAACAGTTGCTAAAATGCCTTCAACGAAAATATTCCCATTAGTTGCAGTACCCTCAACTAAATTAAGTAGTGAGGGTTTAAACTGTCTTGTTTCTATTAAGAGTTCCTTATCCATATTAATATTCCTCTTCTCTAGCGTCTAGATAATTTTCTAAATCAACTTGATCATCAAAAGATAAGTTATCATATGTAGCAACAATTGAATCAACATCTTGACCAGCATCTTGACGCTCATCAGCATCTTCAATATAATCGTCAAATTCAGTTTCAACTTCATCAATCACTTCTTTTTTCTTACCTTTACCTTTACCCATCATTCTCTCTAGTTTAATTTTTGCTTTTTCTAGAGATTTGATGTCTTTTTCAATTTCTTTTACTTTTTTCTTGTCAGTAAGATCTTTCATATCTTCATCTTCATCAAGTTTAGTAAGTTGAGATTGTTTTTTATCAATTAAGGCTTGTACTTTTTCTAATTTAGAAGCGATGATTTCATGTTCTGCTTCTTTATTAATAGCAGCTAATTCTTTTTCAACACCTTCTTTTAATTCTTGGCGAATTGTATCTTCAACAAACTCACGTAACATAAGTTCTTCTAATTCTTCTTTACCTAATGGGATTTTAACACCAACACCTTTTTCTCTTTCAATTGGCATATTAACTATATGGTAGTTATCCATAGCTAATTTTGGTTCCATATTTCTTTTAATCATAGCACGCGCCATAGGATCTAAAGTAGAAATAAGTTTTTCTAATTCATTTTTACCTACTTCTTTCTCACGTGATGTTCTTCCTCTTTCAAGACCATTAATAGCGTTAAATAAGAAATCAGATACTAACATAGTTGGATTCCCTTGCAACATACCAAATTTAATATGAGGTATTTGCATCGATTCAGGTCTTGTAGGTGCATTTTCTCCTGGGTTAGAGAAATTAAATTTATCTATTATAGATTGGGGAACAAATACTTCACTAGGAATGTATCTTTTACCACCTCCACCTTTTGTGTTTTTAGTATTAATGTTAATAATTTCCTCAAGTTCTTCATTAATTATAGAGCGAATTGCTCCACGTAATTTAGACTCATCTACAGAATTATTTTTATTTTTGTTATACCAGTTTATTAACTTTTGTTTGTCTTCATTTGATATTTTACTAGTTTCATCAGTTACACCATATTCTACATATTTAATAAATGATTCAGGTGTAGTACTGTTTTTTAAACCAGACACTAGCATGTCATATAAATCTTGACCATCAATACGGACTGGTTCTCCTTCCATTTCACCAGTAATGAAATCAGGATAATTTTTTCCTTCATTTAAATCACCATATCCTGATGATTTGTATTTTCCTTTAGCTTCTTTTGGTTCTCCTAAGCCAGGAGCTTCTGTAGCATATCCTAAGCCTTTAACTCCAAATTGGCCATCTTTTGTATAATGGATTGGGTCTTTAGCTAAATTTTTCATTACGATATCCTTTAATTCTTGCATTGTTTTATCTGCATTTTTAGGATCTTTTAACTCAGCATAGTACCCAGTCATTACTTGATCAAAAATCAAGTTATCTAAATTTTTATCATCTTTATAGTCAAAGTTATGCGATGCATCTTCTTCAACTTTTTTAGATACTTTTTTCTCTTCAGCTTTTACTTTTTCGTCTTCGTTTTCTTTAGTTTTAGCAGCTTCTGCTAAAAAGTTTTCGAATGCTATTTCATATGATTCTTTTTTCTTAGGCTCATATCCAGCAACTACAGATAAACCAATAACATTCTCTGAAATGATATTTTTTGTTTTAAGAGCTGCTGCTGCTTCTTCAAAAGTAGCTGCGTTACGTATAATATTAGGGAATTGACGTTTAGCTTCAGTTAAGAAAACTCCTTTGTGTCCTTTACCTTCTTTAATTAATAAATACTGATCTTGTAGTGTTTTTTTCATTTTTGTCCTGTTAACAGTTTTTCTATATTTTTGAGATACATTAAAATCATCTCAGTTGATTTGTATAATTTATAAGAACCAGGGTTAGCATCATAATACTCAACTGTCTCATTTTTAGCATTTGAAACTAATGGGTATATCGCATTTAAACGAGTTTCAATATCATCGAACGCAGCTATACGTTCTTTTTGAAAATCATTTAATTCCGTTAATGGTTGTATTTCAAATAATTGTTTAACTTCTAAACCAGAGCCTTTAATTTTTTTAGGTACCGGTTTATATCCTAGCTTATAATAATAAATATCTTTAGTTCCTTGAGCATTCGTATTTTTATTAAAAGCAAAGGGTGTGTTGTAGCCAATGCCATCCTCATCAATTTCTTTTTGAGATGAAGATTGACGTTGAGTCTCTTTAATTTTAGCTCTAATTAATTCTTTAATATTACTCATTTGTTGATTTTAATTCTTTAATTAAATCATAATATTGTAATAAATCAACTAAATCATTATCAGATACTTTTGATGTTTTATTTAAAGGTTGAATGATTGAGATGATCTCATTAATTTTAATTTTAGTAACTTCATTTTTAGTTTTTTTA